CAATATGCAGTAGCGGCAAAAAGACGAACCGAATCAAAAGTAATCTCTCCCATTCTATCCGTATTCCCTACAGCTTTTTGGGATAGAATGGGAGAGATTACTTTTGATTCGGTAATCAAAAGTAATCTCTCCCATTCTATCCCAAAAAGCTGTAGGGAATACGGATAGAACAGGATTCCAAGTAGCCTTAGAAGTTGTAGTCATAGCTCCGCAAGAAAAAGTAGACATAACTCCTGTGGCTTCAGCTCTAGTGTAATAAGTTTCTGCATCATCTCCGTAGTGAGTACTATATAAAAGACTTGCTCCATCGACCCATCTTTGGAAAACTGTATTAGAAACACTTCCTACAGGTACGACTAAAACCCCTATATCCTCTAATGGCACGTTCGACACTGGCAAAGAAATATCTACCCCGTATGTACCATCTCCTTTGAGTACATCAGGCATAGTGACCCTGCCAGCACTTATTACCGTCATGTGGTCTGGAATAAGTTTTACTATGTTCGAATCAAGGTCTCTAATTTGTAATCCATATTCAGTCATTATGTTAACTTCCCGATTTCTACCATTAAATTATCGCTATCATCATAAACTTTAATTACACTATTAGGCCCATCAATTACGACTTTATCAGCTGTCAAAACTGCGGTTGCTATCGAACCAGTAGTGATTTTGCTAGCCACTAAATCATAAATTTTAGCATTAGTGATTATGGCGTCTTTGATTTGAGCAGATAAGGTTATTAATTCTCCTGTATATAATTTTGCAGCAGTCACGGCCTCGTCAGCTAATTTATCTGTCGTTATCGAGCCATCTTCTATTAAAAATTCAGAAAGAGGGTCAAAACTAATTATAGTTTCGGAAGAAAAGGACCCTGCTCCATAAGTGTCCACTCCTCTAACCTTAAAGAAAGCTCTATCCGTTAAAGCGAATTCGTCGTCAACGTCTGGAGTTCCAGAAGGCCAACTAGCAACTGTGACTTTACCCGTACTATCGTCGTAGGCGGTAACTATGGCAACTTGGTCTTTATATGTTCCAGAGGTCTGTCTAATGTAATCATATTTAAACTCATCCGTACCCGAACCTATTAATTCAGCATCGGTCATACTCGTTGCGTCGGCTGCATCAGCTACGGCGTTAGTTGATTCTTTTCCTTGGATATTTGCTTGAGTCCCTTTTACCTTTTTGACTAAAGTCTCTTCTCCTCCCCAAGCTCCTGTTTCCGATTGATAGACTTCATAATATTGAAGGTCTACATCCGCTGAATCGTCCCAATCCAAAGTAGCCATCCCGAACCAAACAGTATCGGTTACAGTAGGGGCCGTTGGAGCTGTATTCGTAGGAGTCAATGATTGAGCTGCATCAGAATAACTTCCGCTTGTGTTAAAGGCTTTAATGTAAAGCGTGCCGGGGCTTCGAGATGAAGGTTGATAAGTATAACTATTGACTAATCCTCTATATATTAAATCAGCGTTATCTACTCCCCAACTATTATCTGCGTCTCTTATTTCATAGCCCGCTAAATCTGCATTGGTTATTTTATCCCAAGTAAGTTCTAAATCATCATCGAAATTAGAGGCAAAGTTAGTCGTGTCTGCTGGAATAGCTGGTAAGCCGCTTAAAGTTATATCATCATAAGGGCTTAGACTCAATTGATTCTCTTCTCCGTCTGAGGTTATGGTTACGACTCTAACATAATATTGTTCTTCGGATTTTAAATCTCCTTGAATTCTAAAATGAATATCATTAGATTCTCCTCTTAAAGCCCAAGAAGAATTGTCTTCTGATATATAAATCTTAACATGGTCGAATTGCCTATATGCATTTGTCATCGCTGGCTTCTTCCACCACACATCTATAGCTTCTTCTATGGTCCCGTCTGGCATAGTCACTAATCTTTCGGTAAGAGCTAAATCGGAAACATTTGGAATCGTCAAATCAAGAGCTGAATAATTTGTGTCTGGAATATCTACGGCAGTATCGTCATAAATTAAACTTTCATATTCGACTCCTGTAATACTTATGTCGTAATCTCTATTTTTCGCCATAGCAATTATACGAAAATCTTTTTTCGGAGCGGTTGAAATTCCAAAAGCATACTTATCGTAAATTTGAGGAGCCTGGGAAAAGGGGTCTCCAACTACTTCGACTGTGTCTACAGTTCCCACACCTGTACTGACTATTTTTTCTTCTATAGTATCATCTTGAAATTGAACAAGTAAATGGTAAACCCCTGAGGCTATGGTAACGTTTCTATCTAAAGATACTTTTGTAGTGGTAGACGTTCCGTTAACTCTGCCAGAATATCCCCATTGAGTAACGTCATGAGAAAAAGAAATTAAATCTCCGGCCTGACACGCTACAGCATCTATTCCGGCACTAAAAGAAATAGTTTTATTAATATATTTAGATTGTTTTAAAATATATCTAGCTTCTCTTATTGCGTATGAAGATTTTGTAGTAAAAATTTTAACCGTTTTCGTTCTCAAGGGGTCCCCTGCCGCAAGAGCGGCTTCGTCTACATAAGATATAGTCTCCTGTTGATAATCTTTTTCTTTATCTAGAAATTGAATATCTATAACATTGGGTTTATCTTTGATAGACTTCCAATTTTGACTAAAAGTTCCTTTTTTGACATTTCCCATTGTAAATAATTGAGTAGCTGTCTCGGGTTTATCTATTCTTATATTTATCGTTCCATTTGAATAAAAAGGCAAACCTCTAAAAGTAACGCATAATTGAGAAATCAAGTCTAATGCTCTTGTGGTACTATCCAAGACAACATCTAGTCTATACCTCTTCTCATAAGCTCCTTCTCCGTCAGCAATCCTCTCTTCACATACTTTTGACATTTCTAAGAAAAGAGAATCGTTTATCATATCCGTATCAATAAATTCTCCTAAGCCAAATCTTGTATTTATCATCAAATCCTTTAAACACCAAAGAGGATTAGCACAATATTGACTAGCGTAAGTTACTCCGTCCCAAGTTAAAACTGTTCCGTCCGAAAAAAGTTTATATTCCGAAGTAGAAGAATCATAGTAATAATCCTCCCAGTCTACTTGAACAGCTCCATTCATAATCATTGGACAAGAGATAAGTCTACCTTTAACGATACAAGTAAAATTAGGCATACCTCCTGACAGTTGGTCATCCGCTAAGGCTTCTATCCCCAACAAAGCCGTGTTTGGATAACTAAAATCATCTGTTTTAATCTCGTCGAGTTGACTCCAAGTTAAATCTCCTTGTTTTATAGGAGTAAGTTGAGAATCGGCAGAAGTTCTTGTAACTCTTATATCATATTGTCCGGCAGTTAATCCCGTTTTGCGATAAACTCTTTTAAGTACTGTCCTAGATTTACCTGTAATAGTTGTTTCTCCCAAAGAAGTATAGCCGGGGTCTGTCGAGAGTTTATATTCGACTAAATAAGTAACACTCCAATCAAGAATATTACCAGTAACATCTTGTTGAAAAAGTCCTCCTCCAAATTGTAAATGAATCTCAAAAGCTTCTACATCTGAATCCGTTGTAGTATAAACATGAGGATTAGCTTGGGTTAAATTCACAGAAACATCATAAAGATTATGAGCATCTTCGAAATTGGAAATAATGCTTTGGGTATTTGTTCCCATTCTTTTGTAGGTTGAAATATTATCAAAATTAGCTATTGGATTATCTTTTATTTTAATAGAATCTATATCTTCGATTTCCCCTTCGCAAAGAGAAAGCAATACGTTAAGATAATTTTTGTCTCCATCATTTCTTATGAAGGCATTTATAATATTTCCTCCAACTTTATGCTCTCCATAAATTACGGGAACTGCTCCTCCGACATCTTGGGTAGTCTGGATTCCATTCCAACTATAAGTCGGAGAACCTTCATCTATCCCAATCCCTAAAGTATCGTAACCTCCTTCCCTTGGGGTTGTCAAAGCAGAGTAAACAGTATAAGCCATAGATGCGACAATAAAAGCACCCCAAAGTGCACTTCCTCCTCCTAACCAAGTAAGAAATGCAACAACAGGAGCTTTAACCTTCGGAGTTATAATCATTTCATCATTTTTATTAGGAGATAGACTTAAATCTTCAATAACTTTCCCAGATATTATAATTTTATAATCAAGGAACGGGTCCTCAGTGAGTAAAATCATAGATTCATTAACATAATCTTTAATAGATTTATTGGAAGAATAAGGAAGCTCGTAAGTCTTTCGACCAACATCTTCCATTATATTTGGAATAAATTTTAATTTAACAGACATTGAAAACTCCTAAAATAATTACTAATTTTAAATATCAATATATCTATAAACACCTAAAAGCCTTTTAGTCCAAGGTCCATGCAATCGAGTTATTATAACTCCCACAGAACTCCCATGAATAAATTGGTCATTATTTAAATATACTCCTGCATGATAAATTACCCCTTTCCCGTTAGAGAACAATAAAATATCTAAAAATTTAGGTCTTTCTTGTTTAATCCATTTTTCATGATAATGTTCTACAAAATAATTTTTTCCATTTTCTGCCCATTTTTCTTCATAATCCATATCAAATAGTTCGATATTTTTAAAATCCCTATAAATTAAAATAGGAAGACCCCAACAGTCTAGCCCGTCAAGAGTCCTCCCCAAATGTTTATAGGGTATCCCTAGATACCTTGTTCTGACCTCTCGCTCAATTATCATCCTATCACTATACGTTTCGACGGGATTGATGGGTAGCCTCCAAACCGTTCCGAATTAACTAATACTCTACATCTGGCTAGTGTTTTATTGCATTCAGTTTCTACTCCTGCGTATCCGCATTCAGAAGACTTAAATTTCCAATTACAAAAATTTCTTGAATATTTTCTTGTCGGCAAACCAATGCTCAATATATCAAATTTACTCGTAAGAGTGAAAGAAGCACTATCTTGGTTGCTAGAATAATTATCTATATAATAAGTATCAGATATATTGGCTGAAGCATCATCTAGTTTGTCGGCAAATACCGGAATGATAGAAACTTTCTTCCCTCTCCAATCGTAACTTTCAAGATAAGCCTGAATTAATCTAGAAGCATTTCCTAATTTAACAACCACGCTATCTATCTCTCCTGTCGTATTTTCCCCGATAGTTTCATGAGTGATAGGAAATTTTACATACGATTGTCCATCATATACAATAGTTTCTTTATTATTTGTATAATAAAGATTACTTCCTAAGTCATCCCAATCATATATTATATATAGGAAGATAGGTTGATTACCTTCTGCGTTTTTTTTAGTTATAAAGTCTGAGCTTGGAGTTCTCATTATGCCGGTGCTCCTATAGTAACATCTTCAGTGATTGAAATTGAATCATAAATTATTCCTAATTCTATTGTCTCATCAAAAACATCAATATCTTCGGATATAGATATTGACTCATAAATTATTCCTAATTCTATTGTCTCGTCAAAAACATCAACGTCTTCGGTGATTGAGATTGAATCATACATGGTCTCAATTCTGATAATAGAGGCAAAAACATCAAGATATTCTGCTATAGATATTGACTCAAAAACAGGCCCAACCTCAACAGTTATATCCAAAAGATTAGCATATTCAGAAATTGATACCTCTTCATATTCATTTAACCATAAAGCCATATCGAACATTTCATTATATTCTACTATTGCTATGCTATCATTAACATCTATTACGCAATTAGCTTCGAAAGGGAAAACAAGCTCTAATATAGCTCTCATCCTAAAAGTATTATAAGCAATTCTTTCTCTGGACATTACTGATTCTTGAAATCTAACATCATATATTTTACCATCTAAAGGATTAGTGAATTTGAATGCCTCGTATTTTCCATTTCTGGCATTAAAGAAATTTAAAATTTCTTGAGATTCAGTTAAGGTTAGAGGGAAAAAATTCAGAGAGAAAACTTGGCTAGATTGTTCATTTATAAGTCTATATTGTTTGTCTCCGTTTTCAAAAACAGTTTCTTGGACGTCATAACCTGTTTCATCAGTAAACGGATAATTTCTAGTAAATTGACCGAAATCAGCTAAAGAAGCCATTTATCTACCCTCCGACATAAAAGTTTTTCTTGTCGTTCCCGACCTCATCATATCTTCATTTATTACATTTATGATAACACCTTTTCCGTGTCTAGCCATTATGGAAGGTATCATTTTTTCATCAATTAAATTTATAATAGTTAAAGGCCCTCCTCCAGCTTCATTTTCGTGTTTAGGGGTAACCTTTTCTCCTCTATGCAAATAATATGCTCCTTCACTTGGGACAGAATCTATCCCTCCTGCTGCTCTAGCCATTCCCGTAGCTAATGAGCTAGTAGAATTAGCGCTTGTAACCGTTGAGGAAGCCGCTCCGCTAGCCGCAGAGGCCGCTCCTCCAAATATGCTAACAATTCCCGCTACTGCTTTTGCCCACAGAGCCCTAGCAACCATATCCGCTAACATATTAGCGAACGAGGCTTTAATGGAATCAGCAAAAGACTTAAAATAATCCGAAGCTGATTTTAAATTTCCACTAAAAGCGTCAAAAAATACGCCTTGAAAAGTATCTTTCATTCCGTTAGCCGCATCATTAATAACATTAGGCATTTCTCCGAAAACATCTTTTGCGTCTGCGGATAGTTTGAAATATCCGGCTCCAATTTCTTCCATTCTTTTATTCCACTCATCAACTGCCTCATCACTTATAGGCTGTTTAGATTTCCAAAGTTCATGGAGTTTATCTAATTGTTCTTCTAACATAACTATTTCATCTTCTTGCAACCCTTCTAAATCTCTGAGGGACTGTTTTTTATTTTCAATGTCTTGAGCATAGGCCCATCTCTTAAATTCTTCTTCTTCCATGACAAGTTTATTTGTTTCATATTGCAAAGTTTTTTGAGCCTCTAAATAATCAGAAGATATTCTTTTCTTATTTTGGATTGCATCGTATTCTGCTTGATGCGCGACTATAACATTTTTTTGTAAGGCAAGTTGTTTCATTATGGCTTCTGTCGTTAAAGTCCTATTCTTTCGGTCTTTGTCATTTTCGTCATTATACGTTTTATATAAATCTACCAACCTTAAAACTATTTCAGAATGTTTTTTCTCCGCTTCTGTTAAGCCTTTAATCTTCAAAGTAGTCAAAGCCGAATTTTCCCAAAGTCTGGTAAAAACTTTATCTTGCCTATTTGCGGCGTCTAAAGCATCTTCCTGAACTTTTTTCAAGGCCATCCAAGCATCAACTAATCTTTTGACGGAAATCACAATAGCAATAATCGCCCCAGCTACAAGAAGAGCCTGCCCTATAAAAAGAGCAAAAGCTAGTTTACTCGACACGAAGAGAGCAGTTAAACCAACCATAGAAGCTTGAACTTTAAGAGCCATAACAGAAACAAGACCTAAAGCCTTAGAGAATCCCGCCAACATAGGAGCCAATGGCCCTAAAGCTAACGCTGTTACCCCGAAAGCGATAGCTAGTAAACCGAGGATGCCCGTTAAATAAACTACATATTTTGATAATGTAGGAAACTCCCTCATAAAACTTTTCATACCTCTGAAAGCAGACGCAAAACTTTGAACTAATTTAGTCAAAACAGGTAATAATTTATTACCAATTTCTATTTGAACACTCTGGAATGCCGACTTCATTAAGAGTATTTGATTATTGAAAGATTTTAACTGAACTTTTGCTACCCTGTCAGCTTCTCCACCGGCATTTTTAAGCTCATCGGTAAAGTCTTTTATTCCTTCATAAGCGGCTCTTCCGCTAGCATCTACCCCTAATAGAGCAGTCATCAAAGGACCCGCTCTCGTTCCGAATAATTCCATTGTTTGAGCGTTAGATATTCCTGCTCGGTCGAGATTTCTAAGCACCCCAATCAAGCCGTGAGTAGTTGTATCGACATCGGCGAATTTAAGGTTAAGTTCTTTTAATATTTCCTTTAATTTAGCGGATGGTTTCATTATCTCAGCTAAAGCCCTTCTCAAAGCAGTACCAGCCATTGAAGCAGGAAAGCCTAAATCATAAATTTTTCCAAGGGCGGCTGCAGTTTCTTCTAATGAAATATTAGCGGCTTTCGCTATCGGAGCGATATAAGACATAGAGTCTTTAAGCTTATAAATTGTAGCGGCAGAACTGCCTATCGCTTTAGTGAAAACATCTGACACCCTTTGAGTTTCTCCTATCTGTAGCCCAAATGCTCTGATAGTAGAAGTTACAGTTTCAGTAGCGGTCTTTAAATCTGCTTGAGTAGCGGCTGCCAAATCAAGCATAGGCTGTAATTCAGCAATAGACATCTCTGCCGGTCTAAATCCCTTTGAAGCTAAATCATACATAGCGTCTGCGGCTTGGCTAGCTGTAAACACTGTTGTTTCTCCAAGAGTAGTAGCTAATTTTGACATTTTTTCCTGAGCTATATCTAATTCGTCTCCTAGATAGCCAGTAACAGAGGCCGCATTCAAAATGGCAGATTGAAACTTAGCCGCTTCTTTAACAGCCATCCCGAGACCGATAGTAGCAGCTGCACCAATAGCTAAGAAACTCGCACCCATAGTTTTCAAAAGGGCACTATTCTTTGTAGCAAAGCCTTTAATCTGCCCAGACGCAGACATTAAGCCCACTTGAAGGCCTCTTATATCTGCTCCCATTTTAACCATTAATGATGCGAAAGGATTCATTCCTTCTTCTCCTTTTCTATTGTTCTCTTTATCCCGAGAGAGTTAAAACCTTCACTACTATTAGGTTCTCCGCCTCTTTTATTTTTTAATTCTTCTTTCCGGTCTTTCTCCGCTTCCTCGAGATTTGCTACTACTAATATAGCGGCATTGAAACAAAATTCATATACGCTCGTTTTCAAGACTCGATACGGAGTCATTCCATATCTCTTAGCAACGGCGTCCACTATAATGACTAAATCTCGATTCTTAAAAAAGTTCTCTAAACTATTCTTCATTTAGCTTTCCTGAGATTACTTTTAGAAGAAATATCTGGTCAGCCTCCGTAAGCTCTGCATATATTAAATGCGTAGCCTTTTTCTCCTTATTGTATTTAAGGATAACTGGAGGGTCAATTATGCCATGTTCAACGGTTATGTTAAGAAACTTCTCGAATAGTTCAAAATTTTTCTTAGCCTCGGGTGATTCTGAATCAGTTATCTTTCCAGAGTTAAGTTCTGCAATAAATTTAAAAAACTCATTAGGAATATCTTCTAATCCATTTTGAATATAATCCATTACACTCAAGGTCTTGACTTTAAATTTCGTGCCAGAAGGAAGAGTCACTTCCTTTGGCTTGCCTATTCTGTTTCTATATTCTTCTACCGTGTTCAGCTTTTCCTCAGACATAATTGACCCCTTTTTTTTACAAGACTGCTTATTCAGTCATTGTATCAACTATTGCTCCATACTCCGTACCAGCATCTAAATCAACATCAGGAAGTATTCTGAATGTTACAGGAATTACAGTTAATGCATCCTTTGACATCGGCATATCTCCCACTTCCCATATAACAGCTTTATGGCAAGAGAAAGTTCTAGCGTAGCCTTCAGGAGATTTTCCCGCAAACGTTAAAGAATATTCTACTACATCAGCATTCATACCCCAAGAAAGAGTCCGAGTAGGAGAAGATTCGACAATACTTTCTGTCTGCTCCCATACTATTTTAAGATTAGCCAAAGTAGCTTCCGCTAAATTAGTCTGAACCTCGAATGATTCTCTAATCTTATGAACCCCAACTGCGGCATAACTTTGGTCTACTTCTTTATCCATCCTGTCACAGTTTTTCACTATCGTGACTCCACCAGAAGTGTAACCAATACTCGTACCGTTTACAGTCATTACTCCAACACCTATTAAAACATTTGTTGCTGAATAATTTGACATTTTAAATCCTCCTTTTTATTCTATTAATTATCTTTTCGTTTCCTTGTAGGAGCCGTTCCCGAATCTCCTACAATAGCATCCATTCTTACTATAAGCTGAAATCTTAAAACTCTCTCGTAACTCTTCTGCTCATCGTTCCAATACGTTGAGAGTAAGTCTCCTGTATACGAGCTATCATATACAAAAATTTCTCCGCTTACATCTAAGTCGGCCCCATTAAGTAATAATATCAGCCTTTCGGCCATATCGTCAATGTTGAGGTCATTATCTCTATCGTAAACTCTGACTATCAGAGGTATTGTTCTTATTTTGGAAGTAAACTCTGCTGTCCTCGTCGCAGTTTGCATATAAAATATTATTAATTTACTCCAATTTCCTACAGGAGAATAAGCTCTTCTAATATTTTTTAAAGTTTCGGTGTATTCGACCATTTTGCATAAATCTTGGTCGTTTTT